CACAACCTTCCTCCTTAGCTTTAGCAATATACCAGTCTACAAAGTCTTCACAATCCTGATTGTGAACATTACTGTTAGACTTTAATCCAAAATGGATGTCTGTAAAACAAGCTACTTTTTTAAATAAATTACTCACTAGCTTCCTCGTTTCGTTTTAGTGCGGCTGCATGTTCACCAGCACCAGTTCTTGAATAACTTGGGTTCATACCGTTAATTTCTAAGATGTCATCTCGAATATTTTGATTACGTTTCTCAATATTAATAACACGAACAAAACTATTAGTAACCGCGGCAGTAAAATAAGCAAACGGGTTATCAGATTTTGATTCATCAAATTGTAGTCCTATTTGTGTTAACTGTAAAATAGCCTGACCCTTCATTTCATCATTATATGTGTAGCCACGCACGTTACCGCGAGTAGCGTATCTCTCACATAATTTTAACATCATTCTAGCTAAGGTGTTAGTTATTTGGCCTGCATCTTTATCAAAGTGACCTTTTTCTAAATCGCCCTTCCAATGACTTTTGCCTACACAAATGAGTTCGTCATTTTCATCAAACTTCCAATGTTGGAAAGGAGGAAAGTTAACTTTATCGCGGTGATCTGCTAGACTCTTAGGATTCTTTTTACGTGTATTGTTTAACGGAATATGATCAAAACTCATAATTCTAAAGATAACATCCGTTTTTGCTATCTTTTTATAATCAACTTCGCAGTCTGCTTGTTTGATTTTTTCACCGCTTGCTTTACGGCGAGCATAGTCTTGATCACCCATTCGTTTAGCCCTGTTACGTTTGGCTTCTGCTATGCTTCTAATGTTTATTTTGTCTACACTGGGCAATATGATGTCATATTGGTGATATTCTGGTTGGGTAAACACACAATAACTGCTTTTGGATTTGTGTATTTCCGCTAACATATCTTTGTTGTTCAAGTAATTTACTTTTGCTGTCATCCTTAAGAGTCCTCTAATATGTAATTATAAACTACGCACTTTATAAAGTCAACTAAATATTATACCAAAAGAGGTATTATATGTCATTCGACTTAACACAAACGCTTACAGCTTCACAAAATTTGATTGGTGCTGGAACCAGCGCCATTAATACGGCTAGTAACCTAGCAGGAGCATTATCAGCTGGATACGCCAACGGCGGAGTTGCTGGTGCGTTGCGTTCAATCGATTTACCAGCCGCTGGAGAAGCTGTTGGGGATATAGTTAGTGCTGTAGCCAGCTTTGGCGGTGATGCTAATGCTAACGATTGGCGTGTAAGATTAAGCCTGGCTAATTGGACCAGTTTTAAAACTAGTCCTGTGCTAGCACCTTTGAAAGATGCCGGTGGATTAATATTTCCGTATACTCCGACTATTACCATGGCTAGTACAGCTACCTATACAAAGTTAAATACCGTTCATTCCAATTATACGTTCCATGCTTTTCAACATAGTGATCCGGGAGAGATAACAATTACTGCTCCTATGAACGTTGAAGATGCTACACAAGGATTATACTGGATTGCGGCGGCACATTATTTAAGAAGTCTTACCAAAATGTGGACTGGATCTGATCCAAAGGCCGGCAATCCTCCTCCAATCGTTATGTTAAATGGTTACGGAAATTATGTATTCAAGAATGTGCCAGTAGTTGTTACAAGTTTCAGTACAACACTAAACAAAGATTGTGATTATATTGGTGTTAACGTAGTAGGCAGTGCCGCAGGAGCAGTCCAAGGAGTTGCGTCGGGTATTGGCGGACTAGCAGGCGCATTAGGCGGAGCCATTCCTGGACTTGGCGATATTACAAGTACGGTAAGTAACTTAGCATCCGGTATTGGTAATGTAGCCGGAGTGTTAGGATCGTTTGGTGTTGGCGGTACTACTAGTGGCGGTGTAAGTCACGTTCCTACTAAGAGTGAATTCACAGTTAAACTAATGCCAATGTACAGTAGAAATAGTGCTAAGAACTTTAGTCTTGATAGATTTGTTCAAGGCGGATATCTTAATAATAGTTTTGGATATATCTAATATGGCAGCCACATACAAAACTACTAGTCCTTGGTTCAATACTGGAACAAGACAAAATTATTTAGATACATTTAAGATAAGACCAGTTCCAGCAGAGAACGATGATTTCTTATATACCATACAACCACAATATACATATCGTCCAGATTTGTTAGCATTCGACTTGTATGGTGATGTTAACTTATGGTGGGTGTTCACCCAGCGTAATATGGATGTTATACAAGATCCTATTCTCGACTTCGTACCAGGTGTACAAATTTATATTCCAAAAAATAGTAAATTAAAATCAGTGTTAGGATTATAAAATGGGATTGTTTGATGACGCAGGCGCAATAGTATCCAAAGTAGAAAATAGTGTTGGCTCTGCTATTACACAAGTTGAAAAAACTATAGAAGGCGGATTGCCTTCTATTTCAGCAATCACAGGTGGACTTGCCAGTGGACTTGCTGCCGTGACGGACGGTATCGGCGGAATACTTAATACTGTTGAGCGAGTGTTTGCTCCAACTGCTAATGTTCAGTTGCCATTACCTAATGCTTTATTTGATTATGCTAGTTACACTTATAGTATTAGTATAGGAATATTGCCAGACAGTTTTTATCACAATCCCGACACTACATATAGAGCAGGACAAAAATTTCCTTTGCTAATGAAAAGCGCCAATGCGGAACCTGAAAATAGAGCTTCCACAGCATATGGCCAATTTGATTTTTACGTAGATGATCTTAAATTACAACAGCAAATTGGTTACGAAGAAGGTCATAATACTAACGTTACCGACATTGAATTTACAGTAATTGAACCTTACAGCATGGGTATGTTATTGTTAGCTATACAACAGCTAGCTAATTCTTTATCCACTGATGGAAAACCAGTAAGCTGGAGATCCTGTGTACCGTTTTTGTTAGCAATAGATTTTAGAGGCAATACTGAAACAGGACAAATTGTTAAAATTCCTAGCTCAAGTAGATACATTCCTTTTAAAATTACAGACGTAGATATGTCAGTAGACGCTCAAGGCGCTGTTTATAAAATTAAAGGTGTACCAGTAAATCAAGAAGCATTGTCAGATATTAACTCTAAATTTAAAAGCGACATGGCCGCCAAAGGAACAAGTGTCCGAGAGATGTTACAAAGCGGACCAAAAAGTTTACAAGTTTCTTTAAACACTAAACTTCGAGATATCCAACGTACAAACGGAATAGAAAAAGCTGACGAAATAGTAATTATATTTCCTAAAGATATAAGTTCGTATGGTGCTACTAAATCTTCTTTCGCAGAGATTGAAGCTAACATAGCCGCTACTGTAGATTCAAGCGGTGATGCTGTTAATTCTTTATATACTAAATTGGGTTTAGGTAGAGATTCTACTAGCGGACAACTAATACAAGATGCCGCTACAGTGAACTCTATTGGAAATAGTCGAATGGGGTTTGATGAAAAACGTAAAGCGTCAACTCCAGTGGGTAAAGAAAACGTTGTTTATAATCCCGATACAAAAATTAATGATAGAACACAAAACACAATCAACCCAAACGAAAGTGATTTTAAATTTAGACAAGATACTGATATAGTTAACGCTATAAATCAAGTTATAATAAACAGTAATTATATTGTATCGGCATTTGATCCAGCTAACATTACAGCCGAAGGTTATCGTGGCTGGTTTAAAGTAGACACACAAGTTTACTATACAGGGCCAACTAGTAAAGTCACTGGTATGAAACCTCGATTATTAGTTTACAGAGTGATTGAATATAGTGCTCATATAAGTTCGGGTCATTTACCAGTTAACGTAAAACCTCCTTATTCGCAATTAAAACTTCAAGCAGTAAAACAATATGATTATATTTTTACTGGTAAGAACGTTGATATAAAAAGTTTTAAAATTAATTATAACAGTAATTTCTTTAAAGCTCTTCCACCTGACGGGGGCAATTTCAGTCAGGATAGTAAACTAGCTAGAGACTCAGGCGCCGCCAATGATCAAAAACCAGAGCCAAATGTTAATCAAGCGGGTAAAGGCCAGTTGCCAGACGGCACACCTGGTGTAGGAAATACTATTGTGAGATTTGTTAAAACTCTTGCTGGCACAGATAAACTGGGCGGCGGTGGCGTTGAAACAAAAGACACTAGAGCTGCCAGAGCCTTTCATGATTCGCTAACACACGGTGCGGACATGACGGATCTTAATTTAGAGATCCTAGGCGATCCATATTGGATTGCTCAAAGCGGTATGGGAAATTATACATCACAGCCTACAAAATATTATAATTTAAATCTTGACGGAAGTGTAAGTTATCAAAACGGCGAAGTGGATGTTATGGTTAATTTTAGAACTCCTATTGATATTAATCAAACAACCGGACTTTATGACTTTGGGCCTAAGAGCCAAACTGCTCCTGTAATGCAATTTAGTGGTCTTTATAGAGTTACAAACGTTGTTAGTACATTTAAAGGCGGAGAGTTTATACAAACACTCACAGGTAATCGTAGACCATTGTTTGAATCTCAAGCACCTGAACTTACTCCACAACAAGCATCACCACTTAAAGCCGCTAGTGACCTTATTACAAAATTTACAGATGGTTCTAGCTTACAAATATTTGATGATGGTTCTAAATTAATAACAGATGCCGTTGGAAAAATACAAACACAATTATCTCCAGAGGAAGGTGCTAAAAACATACCTAACGATGGCTGGGGAGAAGGTTAATAATGGGATCAAAAGACACACAATTAGATTACGCTAGTAATAGCCAACCAGATCCTAAACCAGGTCCGTTTATTGCCAAGGTTATTAGTAATATCGATCCTACTTACATGGGCGTATTAGAAGTAGAAATTTTAAGACCGAGTGGTGCTACAAGTGGAGCAGAAGGACAACTACACCAAGTAAAGTACATGAGTCCTTTCTGGGGTGTTACTAGCAGTGATTATCTAGGACAAATAGACAATTACAATAATACACAAAAATCATATGGTATGTGGATGGTACCTCCAGATGTAGGTTCATACGTAATGATTATTTTTATTGACGGAGATCCTAAGCGCGGTTACTGGATAGGGTGTGTTGGTAGCGAAGCTGAAAATATGAATTTTATGATGCCAGGTATCGCGGCAACTCAGCGTGTAGTTGAAGATGTTGATCCAGATAATGCTGGCAACTATGGCCGTGTACCTGTTGCAGAATATAACAAAAAAATTGACGACAACGATGCTAGAACAGATGCTACTCGTGTACTAAAACCTGAACATCCTTTAGCACAAATATTAGCCGCTCAAGGTTTAATATTTGATGACATTCGTGGTATTACTACTAGTAGTGCTAGACGTGAAAGCCCTAGCATGGTATTTGGAATTAGTACTCCTGGTCCATTAGATAAAAACGGAAAAACTGGCCCAGTGGGTAAAGCAGAACATAGAGTTCCTAACTACCCAGTTAGTCGACTTGGCGGAACAACTTTTGTTATGGATGACGGAGATGATAAATTTCTTCGTATGACTGCTCCAACTGACGGTCCTCCTACTTATGCTAGTGTAGAAGCAGGCGATACTAGTGGAGATAATACTCGTCCTCACAATGAATTAGTTAGAATTCGCACACGTACTGGACATGAGATATTATTACATAATAGCGAAGACTTAATTTACATTACGAATAGTCGTGGAACTGCTTGGATAGAATTAACCAGTGATGGCAAAATAGACATCTATGCGCAAGACAGCATAAGTGTACGTACTCAAAACGATATAAACTTTTATGCTGACCGTGATATCAATATGGAAGCTGGCCGTAACTTTAATCTTAAAGTTGCTGAACGTCATCAAACTGAAGTCGGCGGAGATAAAATTTGTATTGTAAATGGTAATGTTGCTATTAAAGTTGACGGAACACAGGATGAAACAATTTCAGGTGCTGTCGCAGAATCGTATGAATCTACCTGGGATGCTACTATCGGAGATCAAACTAATATAACTATTGGAGCAGGATTTGATCTTAACACTAGCGCAGATAATAATCTTACATCTGGCGGAGATATGAATATTAATGCCGCTAATACAACTGTATCAGGCGGTGACATTAACTTCAACGGTCCTGCAGCCGCTAGTGCTGGAACAGCTACCGCGGCAACCGCTCCGGATCCGCTACCTACTATTGACAATCCAACCGAAATAGATGGAGAAACATTAACAAGTATTTTAGCTAGAATACCAACTACAGAACCGTATCCACATCATGAAAATTTAGACGCCACTATGTTTAAACCTGATGCAACTGATAGAGAAAATGCTACGGCTATTCCAGTTCCAGATGCTTGGAAAACTTATACAACTGCCACTGATACGTTTACTAAAAATCAGGAGAATTCATGACTATACACAACAAACTAACAATTACTACAGCACAGTCTGGTAATCCTCCGCCACCGCAAAAGTACAGAGGTTTCAGCACAGTTAATGCTAACAATCAAAACTTTGCCTTATACGATTTCGAATTAATCAAGCAGGATATTTTAAATCATTTTTATGTACGCCAGGGCGAAAGATTAATGCAACCTGCGTTCGGTAGTATCATTTGGACTTTATTATTTGAACCATTAACACCTCAAATACAAGATCTTATACTACAAAATGTCAATGAAGTATTGAATTACGACCCTAGAGTACAAGCTAGTAATATCCTTATTACTCCATACGACCAAGGTATACAAATTGAATGTAAATTGACTTATTTGCCCTATAATATACAGCAAAACCTACAGTTAAAGTTCGATCAACAGAACGGATTGCTGTCAGGATAATAAACTACGCACATAATTTTATTCAATAAATACACTTATTAGGACATATTATGAGCTCAACGGATAGACTAAACAACCTGTTAGTCAGTGAGGACTGGCAGAAAATTT